CCTGCACCTGCTTGGGTTTTTGAGTGGGGTAAGACTGCCTTTCTTGTATCGCATGGTCACGCACCTAAACCTAACAAGCTGGCCGAATACTTTACCGCAAAATATCCAGAAGAGTGGGGCAGAACGAAACATCGCTACTGCTATCACGGCCACATACACAGCAAGAACACAGCCATGGAAACATACGGCGGGTGTATTACTGAATCCTTTGCCGGGCTACCGAGCGCAGACGCATGGCATAATGAGCAAGGCTATGTAAGCGGACAGTCAATGGCTCTAATTGTCCTAGATAAAGAAAAAGGAGAGGTCCGCCGTTCTACTGAGAGATTGTAATGACTGAAATTAAAAATATCATTGACCATGAAGGCTATGGGTATTACAACTCAGCAATAGATGACGTATATGTTAAAATACGAGCGTTACTTGAAGAGTACCAAGAGCAAGAGTTAATTAATGATATGGATGCAGTAGGCGTACTAGAGTTAATTAAATTTCATATAATGTTAGACGGCACTGAAATGGGAGAAGATTAAAATGGCAGATGCAGATAATTTAGATGGTTCAGAAGTTTGGATTGGCGGCACTTATGGAGTGAAAGAGCAGCCTGACCCAGTAAATAGCCCACCACACTATACGCAAGGCGATATAGAGACTATTGACTATATTGTAGATGTCCTTGGTGTAGAGGGAGCTATTGAGTATTGCCACGGTAATGTGATTAAATATACTGGCAGTAGATTAATGACTAAAGATAACCCAGTACAAGATGCCAAGAAAGCGGTATGGTATCTAAACAAAATGATCGACTTAATGGAAAATTAGGAGAAAATTATGCCATCAGGCAAAGGTACATACGGTAGCAAAGTAGGCGCACCACCAAAGAAGAAAAAGAAAAAGCCAATGAAGAAACCAAAGAAATGAATTTCAAATCTATAAAAGGGATTATAGGCGCTGTCGCACCAGTCTTAGGTACTGCTTTAGGTAGTCCTTTAGGCGGTGCTGCTGCGTCTGCAATTGCATCAGCCCTTGGTTGTGGCAATGACCCTAAAAGCATTGAGAAAGCCTTACAGAGCGCCTCACCAGAACAATTAGTTGAAGTTAAGAAAGCGGAGATTGATTTTGAAAAGAAAATGGCAGAACTCGACGTTGATGTCTTTGAATTGGAGGCAAAAGACATACAAGACGCAAGGCGAGCGCACAAAGGGGACTGGACACCTAGAATCGTTGCTCTCATCTCTCTTGTGGGCTTCGTTGGGTATATTTTCCTTGTTACTATCCAGCCACCTGATGCAAACAGCGACACAATTGTCAGCCTAGTATTGGGTTACATGGGTGGCGTAGTTTCGGCTATTACTTCTTTTTACTTCGGTGCGAGTCATAAGCCAGATGATAAATAACGACAGATTAGTCAAGCAATTAGTGGTGCATGAGGGCTTAAAACTTGAGCCATACAAATGTACCTCTAACAAGCTAACGATCGGTGTAGGTCGAAATTTAGATGATTTAGGCATATCTAAGGACGAAGCGGAGTACATGCTCAAGAATGATATTCTTCGCGTCCAGTGTGAGTGTATGAGTTCGTTTCTATGGTTCGACCGTCTAAGCTCACTACGCAAAGAAGCTATTATAAATCTCGTATTTAATATGGGTATTACTAAGTTCAAACAGTTTAAAAAGACTATCGCATATATTGAGAGCGGTGATTTTGATTTAGCTGGTGCTGAGTTGTTAAACTCCCGCTATGCTGACCAAGTAGGCCAGCGTGCAATAGAAGTTGCTAATCAACTGTCGTCAAACAGCCTTTAATAACTATATCGAATAACGCCCTTTTGTGCTTATACCAGTTTATAAGCGTCTGAGGGCTTTGCCCCGTTAGCTCACTCACTTCTTTTAATGACTTTAAGCCTGAACGCTTAATAGTCTGACTCGCTGTAATTTCCTGCATAACAAAACCCCAAAGCCTATATAAGACGGCATTGTACACTATATTTAAAATAATTTAAAATAAACCTTTACAATTATCTTAATAGGGTACATAATGACCCTATCAACTTAATTAATACTTAAATAAAGGGAATACAAAATGTACAACTTAACTGACTTAGAAACTAACTTTTTAAAAACAATGATTGAATCTGACGATAATATTTTAGACTGCCTAACTACCAACTTGGCATTTTTTAGCAGCGATCTAAAAATGGAAAAAAAGCAAATATCCGGTGTAGTTTCAAGCTTAGTTAAAAAAGGAATTTTACACGCATGGATTAGCCCAGACGAAGCGGCTTACAACAACAGTAAAGGACAGATGCTAGATATATCTGACGAAGCATGCGAGTTTATTTTTGCAAACTTTTCTTAATTTAATCGGGGCGAAAGCCCCACCACTCAAGGGGAAAAAATCATGAACCGAGTAAATTGTAGCGAGTATAAAGTTGGCGACAATGTTCGATTGCAGTTAACTGATGGCGATCTAAAGTATTACGGGAGTGTCGTTGAAGCGGGTAGTAGCAGTATGAAGGTTGAAGTGCCTTTCTATAACTCTGCCGTTACTTATAATCTAGCCGAAGGTCAGCAGGTAGAATCCTTACATAAAGGTTAATCAATTAGGGGCGAAAGCCCCACTATTAAAGGGAAAATAAAATGACTGAATTACAGAGCGCTTTACATAGTGATAATCAGCACGAAGGTTACGCGGTTGGAAACTGGCGCACGCATATAATAATCGACTGCGCGCAATGCCATAAGCCAATGGCAAGCCATACCAGTGATGAGGCCATATGCAATCAGTGCTCAACTAATAATTTAAAAGAGGGCGAACGATGAAAAGCTTTAATTTAGAAGTTGGCGATATTCATATATGGACAGGCACAAACAATAAAATAATGGTTAGTTGCGAGGCCACAAAAAAGTTAATGTCATTCGATACTTTTGATAATGCTATAAACGGTTTATTTTTGAGCGGTAAAAGAGAAGCGGCGCGAGCATTGAATAGTGCTGTTAATAATTTAAAATAGTTTAAAATAATCCTTTACATTTGAGTGAATAGGGTTGATAATGACCCTATCAATTAATCAAAGGGGCTACGCTATGCAAAATCAATATCTTACTCAATCTCAAATTATGGAAATGGTAGAAACTGGCTTTAATGTTTATATTATGACCGCAGACAAAAAAGCTACTATCCGCTCTATAAGAGAGCACAGCATGGACGAGTTTAATATCAAACCTAATCATTCAGCTGTGTTTAGCGCCTTTACTCAGGCCATGGCGATGTATGAAGTCACTGTCGGTAATACTAAAATTCAAATTAATAACGCATAAGGGTAAAGTCATGAAAAATAAATACGAAAATTATCAAATGAAGCATGATTATAAAATTAAAGAAGAAAAAAATGATGAACTAGAGCCATTTACAATGGGTTCGCCAGTAGAGATTTTATCTACCCTTATCATCGCAGCTACTTTCATCGTTATTTTCACAGCTTACATGGACGGTAGATTCATATGACGCCCACTAACTGGCTCGATGCAGTATGGGAGAGCGATTTAACGAGCTCTCAGAAGTTATTGGCTTGCTATCTACGCAAATACCTCCATGGAAATAAAAGCGTATGCTGGCCGTCTAAGACGCGAATGGTAGCTGAGACTGGATTAACAAAGAAAACAGTTCGCAAGCATATTGACTTACTAGAAGATGCTGGCTGGATAAGCATCGACCGATCCAATGGCGGTCGTAATAACCGCTATACGATACAAGGTAAAAATGTAACGGGAGTCAAAACGCCTCTAGGTAGGGTTGAAATAGCCCCTAGTGACGGGGTAAATATGACTCCCCTAAAAACCAATATAAAAACCAATAAAAAATATATAAGTAAAAAGTCTTCTTTTGAGAGATTAAAAGATAAAAGCTGGGCAGACGGCTTAAAATTAACTTAAAATAATTTCAAATAAACCTTTACTTTTATACAATAACGCGCAACAATGAGCACCTCTTAAATAAATGCTTTAAAGGAGCATCAAATGATAAACGACAATCCAGCACGAGTAGCACCACCAGAGCCAGTAGAACCGCCTAAAGGGTGGACTATGGATAAAGCTAAAAGGGACTTAGTTGATCTTTACTTAGACTCTGATAAATACGATGGTACATTCCATGACCATTTAGAAACGTATATTGTCGAAAACGGTTTAATTCATCACTGGATGCGTAAGGTGTTTACCAAAGAAGCTGATCAAGTGGAGCTAGATATGCAGGATGTTCTCTACTCAGTTGCAGTTAATTATATAGAGAGTGAGTTATGAAGTATTCAGATTTAACTCGACTTCAGTTATTTGTACTGGAGGGGATAGTTCAAAAAGTAATTGAAAATAATGTTTGTCCATATACAACCAATTCCGATATTAGATACTTTGAAACGGAAAAATACCTAAAGGCGGTTAGCAATGAAAACTAAACAATTAGCAGAAGAGCAAAGCGCGTTAGTTGAGCAGTCTATGGGTGATCAAATGGCTGCTCACGATTACGAGGGCTGGCTAGAATGTAATTTAATAGCAATGATGGCCGATTATGCAAGAGAGGCCAGCTACCCCAACGGCTATGAGTTCGCCAAG